AGCAGGACTCAGTGGCCAACGAAGCGTATGACAACGCTTTCGAGGAAGCTGTGGGTGGTGGCATTGGCGCATTCAGGCTCAGAACCGTCTACGAAGATGACGAAGATGAGGACAATGACCGCCAGCGCATCATGTTTGAGCCGATCTTTGATGCTGACAGCTCGGTATTCTTTGACCTGAACTCCAAACGCCAGGACAAGTCTGACGCTTTGTTTTGCTTCGTGGTCAACAGTATGACCCGCGAGAGTTACAAAGAAACATACAACGATGACCCGACAGACTGGCCAAAGATTATTCACCAGTACGAGTTTGATTGGGCAACGCCTGATGTTGTGTTTGTCGCTGAATACTTCAAGGTTGAGGAAGTCGCTGAGACTATTCGTATCTTTCGATCAATCGACGGGACAGAAGAAAAGTACCGCCAAGATGATTTTAAGAACGACGAGACATTAGAGGAAACCCTGATCGCCATTGGCAGTCAAGAGGTTCGCCAGCGCAAGATCAAACGCAAGCGTGTGCGTAAATACATTATGTCTGGCGGCAAGGTCTTAGAGGACGCAGGATATATCGCTGGCAACTGCATCCCTGTTGTGCCTGTATATGGCAAGCGGTGGTTTGTGGACAACGTTGAGCGTTGCATGGGTCATGTGCGTCTGGCTAAGGATGCCCAGCGTCTGAAGAATATGCAACTGTCGAAGTTGGGTGAGATCAGCGCATTATCAAGCGTTGAGAAGCCAATCCTGACTCCAGAGCAAGTTGCTGGCCACCAGATTATGTGGGCTGACGATAACCTGAAGAACTATCCGTACCTGTTGGTCAATCCGATTACAGGTGCTGATGGCAGCACTCAGGTTCAAGGGCCACTGGCGTACACTCGCAGCGCACAAATCCCACCAGCGATGGCGGCATTGCTGCAGATCACCGAATCAGACATGAAGGAAATTTTGGGCGCATCGTCCCAAGGTGAGCAAATTGTCAGCAATATCTCAGGTAAAGCGGTCGAGATGATTCAGACCCGTCTGGATATGCAAACCTTTATTTACATGAGCAACTTTGCGAAAGGCATGAAGCGATCAGGCGAGATCTGGTTGAGCATGGCTCGCGATATTTATGTGGAAGAAGGTCGCAAGATGAAGGTTATCGGGCGCACCGAAGAGGTAAGTACCGTTGAGTTGATGCGACCAAAGGTGTCCGAGACTGGCGAGGTCATCATGGAAAACGACCTGAGCCGCGCTAAGTTTGATGTAAACGTTGATGTCGGTCCATCCTCATCGAGTAAGCGTGCGGCAACCGTTCGGGCGTTGACAGGCATGATGGCGATCACCGACGATCCACAGACCAAGCAAGTCTTGCAAGCGATGGCCATGATGAACATGGAAGGCGAAGGCATTGGCGATGTGAGAGACTTCTTTCGTAAGCAACTGTTGCGCCTGGGCGTTGTCAAGCCAACCGAGCAAGAGGCTGAGATGCTCGCTCAAGAGCAGCAAATGCAAAGTCAACAGGTTGATGCAAACTCAATATTCCTGCAGGCAGCGGCTGAAGAGGCAACGGCTAAGGCAGCGCAGGCCAGAGCAAGCGTCATTAAGACCGTGGCAGACGCAGGATTGGCTAAGGCAAAGACTGCCGAAACCCTTGCTAAGACTGGTGTTGAACAACAGAATATGGTGATGACTGAGATTGAAGCAGCCCAACAAGCCGCACAAGGTGAGCAAATTCAGCCTGTTGTCAGATAAAATGCAAGAAATGGTATCCATCCAGCCTTAAATGGGTGAGTTTAATGGGGTCAGTAAATGAATGAAAGGGCAGAAGTAGACGAGAACCAAGAAGAGTCCGTGGAAGAGGTGACGATTGCAGAGGAAGTTGATCTGGAATCTGAAGAGTCAGACTCGGACGAGGTTGTTGTCTCAATTGGTGAGGATGCGCCCCCCGCCGAAGAGGAAGTTCGTGCGCCTGAATGGGTGCGTGAGCTGCGTAAGACGAATAGGGAAAAAGAGCGTCGCATTCGTGAGTTAGAAGCTAGGCTATCGGCCACCACAACTGAGATCAAGCCAGTTGTGACGTTAGGACCGAAGCCCAAGCTCGATGCTTATGATTACGACACTGATTTATTTGAAGCAGCATTAGACCAATGGCATGAACGCAAACGCGAGCATGATCGTGAGGCTGAACAAGCCCAGCAATCAGAGCAGCAACAGCAACAAGCTTGGCAAGCCAAGTTGAACGACTACGGGAAGGCGAGAGCTGAACTCAAAGTCCGTGATTATGAAGATGCTGAGGAAACTGTCCAGCAACTTTTAAATATCACACAGCAAGGTGTCTTATTGAATGGCTGCGATAATCCCGCACTCGTCGTGTATGCGTTAGGCAAGAATCCAAAGAAAACTGCGGAACTTGCAAAGTTATCTGATCCCGTAAAGTTTGCTTTTGCGGTTGCGAAACTGGAGAAGGAATTGAAAGTTACCAATCGTAGGGCAGCACCCGCACCGGAACGTGTCGTGTCAGGAACAGGACGATCATCTGGTGCGATAGACTCAACCTTAGAACGGCTGCGAGAAGAAGCGGCTCGAACTGGCAACATGACGAAAGTCATTCAGTACAGAGCGCAGAAACGATCAGCATCCAAATAATTTAAAAGGAATTTAAAATGAGTAACTCTTTCTCGAAAGAAGAGCGTGTTGCATTTGAGGACATCCTCGAAGGCTTCAACGACGCTCTGGTTTTGTCCCGCAACGTGTCCATCTACAACACAGATGGCTCGATGATGGAGCGCACAAACAACGTTATCTATCGCCCCCAGCCTTACATTGCTCAAAGCTATGATGGCATGGATCAGACGGGTAACTTCACGGCTTACACACAGCTTTCAGTTCCAGCGACGCTTGGCTTTCAAAAGTCTGTGCCTTTCATTCTGGACGCGCTTGAGCTGCGCGATGCGTTGCAAGAAGGTCGTTTGGGTGATGCTGCAAAGCAAAAACTTGCCTCTGACATCAACATTGCCATTATGAACGTGGCTGCTGCCCAAGGCTCATTGGTTGTTACAACCAACACAGCCGCAGGCGATTACGATGACATCGCTTTGTGCGACAGCATCATGAACGAGCAGGGCGTGCAGGCGTTTGATCGCTACTTGGCATTGTCGAGCCGTGACTATAACGGCTTAGCAGGCAACATTGCTGGTGGTGCTGGTGGCGCATCTGTGTCGCGCAGTTTCTCTGGCAACAAGTCAAACAATGCGTTTGAGCGCAGTTTCGTTGGTATGGTTGCAGGTTTTGAGACCTACAAACTAGACTACGCAAATCGCTTGATTGGTGCGACTGGTTCAAACACCACAATGTCAACCTTGGTTGGTGCAAACAACTATTACGTTCCACAGGCTACCCAGACCGCAGTAACTGGTGAGACCCAAAACGTTGATAATCGTTTCCAGACAATCACCGTGACATCAAGCACAGACTTGTTGGTCGGTACACCGTTTGAGATTGGTGGCGTTGAGGCTGTCCATCACATCACAAAACAAGGTACTGGCTTTGCCAAGACTTTCCGTGTGATCCAAGTTGTTAATGCGACAACCGTTGTTATCACACCACCGATCATCTCGGCTCAAGGTGGAACTGATGCAGAACTGCAATACCAGAACTGTATCGTCACTCCTAACGCAACAGCCACCATGACCCGTCTGAACCTTGATACAGCACCGATCAACTGCTTCTGGCAGAAAGATGCTCTTGAGATTCTGCCTGGTCGTTACGCTGTCCCATCTGATGCTGGTGTCGCAGTGATGCGTGCCTCAACGGATCAGGGCATTGAGTTGGTGATGCAGAAGCAATACGATGTGAACACAATGAAAACCAAGTATCGTCTCGATACACTTTTCGGCGTGGTCAATAAGCAGCCAGAAATGTCTGGTATCTTGCTGTTTAATCAGACTGTTTAAAGGAAATAATCATGTCCTATAACATTATTTTTGCACAAGGCACAGCAACTGTCGCAGTGCCAGCAGGCGAGAAAATCGCCGTTCAAGCCTACTCACCAGCGAGTGTGTTTCAAGAGGTTGGTTTCCCTAACTTCCCTGAAGCAAATGACCTGTTGAGCGTGGTTGAGAACACCACCTTTGTGTCAAGCGCATTCACCAATGCCACCAACGTGATTATTCAGGCTGGTGCATCAGGTGCTTACTACGCTATTGGTGTAGCACCTACGATCAGCAACAATGGAAACTGGCAGCCGCAGGGTGCGCCAGCGAACATTGCTGATGGTGGTTCAATGATTGCCACAGCAGCTGATGTTTTGACTGGTATCGTAACGGCAACGCCAACTACTACTCGAAGCATTCAATTGCCTTTGGCTACAAACCTTGAGTTGGCAACAGAGTGGGCGATTGGTGATTCGTTTGACTTCTCGGTCATAACTTTGGCTGCGTTTGCTTTGACTATTACAGTCAACACAGGCGTGACCATCCT